GGCGGCTTCGCGGTAAGTCTTGCGCGAAACCCATCAGGAGAGGTGGATGAGTGGTTGAAGTCGCACGCCTGGAAAGCGTGTATAGGTTAATAGCCTATCGGGGGTTCGAATCCCCCTCTCTCCGCCAGAACATAACCGACTGATTTCGTTGATAAAATCCTCCAGATTCGGAGGATTTTTTTTGCCCTCTGTACTATAGAATCGGGTTGTACTATTCAAATCGCTACCGCAGCGGTTTCACCACCTCCGGCCGGCGTCGATAAATACGGTCTGTGATCTTGCTGTCGGCGTGCGCCAGCAGGCTACGCGCGTGCTCCAGCGTCGCCGCGTCACTCGCACATTTCGCCCGAAGGTCGTGCTCGGTGAAGTGCTCCGCGACTTTGGTTTCTTCCATCACCCGCCCCATGAAGTTGCGCCACAGCGACTCCCATCCGCCGGCCCGGCCGTTGTCGTTGAAGTAGCACTCGCCCGCGCGTGTGCAAAACAGGTAGGGCGACAGCTGCGCCGGCCGCGCGGCCTTGGCCAACGCCACCGCTTCGCGCAGCTCGTCGGACCAAGCGATCAACATCCTCTTCCCGCTCGACCCGGCCGTCTTGCCTGGCTCGACGAAAATTCCATCATCCTGCAGGTCGGACATCGTGAGACGCAGCATGTCGCCGCGGCGCATGCCGGTCAGCAGCTTCAGGCGGACATAGGCTTGGGCAGCCAGCACGCTGCCGGACTTCCGGCGCGGCACCAGCGACAGGCACTCGACGATCTCCCAGTCTTCCACGTAGCGCGTGCGCGCCTTCTCTCCTTCCAGCCGGACCTCGCCCTTGAAAGGGTGGCGGTCCAAGTATCCCCACTCCACGGCTTTCGTCAGCGCGTGTGACAGCAACTCCATCTCGCGCCGCGCCGCCGTCTTGGCTTCCCGCCGGTCGATGTACTGGTAGACGTGCCGCGGCTTGATGTCGCCCAAGGCCATCGGCCCGAAGGTGGCGCGCACCGGCTTGATGGCCACCTTGTTGTGGTTCTGCGTCGTGATTTTCTTCGTTGGGATCACCTCGAGCGCGTACCGGTCCAGCAGCGCGGCCACGGTCTTGGCCTGGTCGACCACCTGCAGCCGCTCGGCCCACACCTTGTAGGCCTCGGGCAGACTGCCGCCGAGCCGGAAGGTTTGCTTGCCATCCCACGCTGCCTCCTGGCCTTTCGGCACCTGGTAGTAGTAGCCGCCATGGGTATGGCGCCAGCGCTTCGGCAACCCCTTGTTCTCCGGCTTACGCTCGCGCGGCATTCAATGCTCCCCAGTTCGGTTCGGACGGCGTCGCTTTCCGCTTTGGCGCGGCAGCGCCGCCGAACGTTTGCTCGACGTGCACGCGCAGAACAGCAAGACTACCATCCGGCCTGGCCCGGTGCGCGATTCCCATCGACCTCAGCACCCGCGCCTGGGCGGCGCGCTGTACCCGCGAGGTCATACTCGAGATCTCGTCGGCGCTCAAGAACATATCGCTCATCATTCTCTCCTGTCTGCGCCTACCGGCGAATTGTTAGGGGATGGGGCAGCTGGGAGAGGCATCCAGTGATGAACGATGAAGCGCAATTCCATCTCGGTGTTCTGGCCCATCCATTCGCCGCCAAACAGCCCGGCAACCTCGTGGCAGACTGAATCGCCGCGCTTTCCCCTCACCAGCACGTCGGTTTCGACTTCCGGAAGTCGATCCTCTACGCTGATCCACGCATCCCCGGCCTGCTCGGTGCTCACTGGTGCAGCCTGATTGGCTTGTTGTGCTGCCGTGATCACTTTCGCCGCGGCCAGGAACTCGAAAGCTTTGCGCGCCACGCCCAGCTCTTTCGTGATTTCAATCGGTCGTTTGCCTTGGCTGCGGTTCCAGTCCAGCAGATCCTGTGCTGCGATGGCTTCCGCATTCACTTGTGGCCATGGCTTCGCCGGTGCTGGTGCAGTGCCTTGGGCTGCGCTACTGGCGCGGCCTTGCCAGCCTGCCCACTGCTGGGCACGGTCTGCCGGGCTGTCGCAGTACGGCGCGCGCTTGCGCACCGCCCACGCCTCGAACTCCCGTCGCTCGGCCTCTACGTCCAGCTCGGGGGCGGCGACAGGGCTGTTTTTCTCAACCCAAACTTCCCACGCGCCGGTGGTCAAATCGTTCCAGTACCACCAGTCCTGTTTGCCTGGACCGCCAAACTCCCCATCAAAGTGCTCAAATCCATTCTCGCGTGCCCAGGCCTCAAAGGCAGGACGCAGATTCTCAACGTCAACGCTCATTTCATTCCTTTCATATTCTTCGGTGTGCACCACGGCTTATTGCTCGGCCCCCAGGAGTGGCCGCAGTCGGAGCACTCGGGTGGGCACTGGCGAGGTGGCGGAACGTGCGTGGCGGCGGCAATCAGGGCGGCCACCGCCAGCAGCCACAGGGCTATGCCGAGGCGGGTCACTGTCCCGGCCCGTTCTGGTGGATGCCGCGGCGCAGGCGGGCGCGCGCTTCAAGTTCATCATCTTCGGTCAGCACGCGATGCGCGGTCCAGATGGCCAGTACCGGTGCCAGCGGCACGAGCACCGGCCCGAGCAATGCCAACAGCAGCGGCATCGAATCCCAGAACAGATCGACCAGCGCGCGCCATGCCGGGCGGGCAGCTCGCGGCACCGTGCGCCACGCCAGAAGCATGTTCAACGTGAGCTCCTTCAGCCCATTCTGGCCGTTGAGGTAGATGTCGAGGCGGCGGTTCATGGCTTCACCTGTGCACTGGGCTGGTCTGCCGGTGCCGCTGCGCGCTCGGCGCTTTCAAGCACTGCCAGCCCGTATTCCGTAGTGTGGTAGTAAGCCCCGGAAATGCGCTGCACCACGCCAATTTCCGACAAGCGGCGCATCATTGGCTTCGGCACGTCGTAGCCTTCGCCATCGGCGGCGCACTCGTAGAAGCGGCGCAGGGCGGCCAACTCGTCAGCGGTCATCGCCACCTGACCGGCTTGCCCTGCACCCTCGGCAGTCTGTGCCGCTCCAATAGTGGAGGCGGCAGGGGTAGCGGCGGCAAGGGCAGCGCTCAGGTCGGCAGCGGTGTCTGCCCATTTCTTCATTCGCGGCGTGCTGCCAGCGTGGGACGCGCGGTCGTGCGCAATGCTGATGGCCTCGTACAGGCGATCCGCCAGGCAGCCAGGAAGTGCCTGCGCTGCTGCTGGCTTGGTGGCGAGAAGGTGGGCGATGATCCGTTCGGCGTCCACTTCGTCGTCGGCGGGTAGGCCCAGCGCTTCGTGGATGCGCACCATGTCCATCGCGGCGGCGTGCGCAACGGCTTCCATATGCTTTTCGCGGGCGGTCGGCTTGGTGGCGGCAGATACTGCGGCGCGGGCGCAGTCGCGGCCATACGCTTCCATGTCTTCGGGACGGTAGTGCAGCCCGTAGTGGAGTCGGGTAGGCGCTGGAAGTGATGGCAGCGGCGGCAGCTCATCGCCCGATGCGGTAGCAGGATGGGCGGTGTACACTGGCACCATGTCGGCATCGTACTGGCGGGCGTAGATGCGGCCGTATTGGCGCACCGGCTCGCCCTGATGAGTCGCCTTGTCGACCGCATCAAGCAGCCCGTTGATCTCGTTCGACTTCATCCATGCGAATGGCGCGGTCGGTGCAGGAGCTGCGGCGCACTCGACCTGTTCATTTCCAGCAGCGTTTTCGACACGTTCGCTGGATGTATTCACAGGTTGAACATGTGCGGTGGTGCGCTCGATGCGGGAGAGTTCGGCGCGGACGTAGCGCACATCGTTTTCGCCTTGCGGATGGTCGCACCACGAAACGTCGGCGTATTCGTCGAAGTGGCCCAGCGGATCGTCGCCGGCATTCAAGTAAATCTCACTCGGCCAGCCGTCGGCCGGGGCATCGCCCGAGGTAGCGGCAGGCTGCTCCGCGCCGGCGGCGCCGAACTCTGCCGGCCAGTCGGCAAGGGGCTCGGTCGGGCGCTGGCCGTGCTTGACGCGCGGCTGTGGTTTCTCGCTGCTGTTCGTGGTGTCCATGTTCTCTCGCCTGGTGGTTGATGGTTTATTTGTTCTGTTCGGGATCCGCGCTCTTCGGCGCCGGTGTTGCGCCGGTGGCGCCGTCCATGTCCAGGCAGTACCGCCGGCCGCGCGGCACAGCCGCGGCTGCAGCGATGTCCTTGCGGTCCTGCGCCGTGTTGCCGCCGAGCTGCCGCTCGAGCCGCGTCAGGCCGGCGCCGGACCAGGGGCCGCGCTTGCGCCGCGCCGTCACGATTGCCCCACGAAGGCCTGGGTGTAGAGGATCGCGAGCACCAGGCCGATGGCGGTCAGGCAGCGAATCGCGTACGAGGCTACGCGGGCGGAGATCTGGCGCTCGCTCATGGCAGCACCACCACAGTCACGCCCATGGCGCCGGCGTCGTAGGCTGCCGCTTCCAGCGCGGCGCGATCGCCGATGGCGGTGTAGGTCTCAGGGCGGTCGTTCTCATCGCGGACCGTGATTCGAAAGCGCATGGTGTTCTCCCTAGTTGGTGGTCAGTGGCTCTCGCGAGCCTCGGTGCAAACTTGAATCGCAGCCCGAACGATCGCGGCCCAGGTGGCGGCGTCCTTCGTCGGGTGGTCGGCATAGGCCTCGGTCACGTCGCGGCGGCGGCTGCCGTTGCCTGCGGAGACCGTTCCTTCTTCCAGGTCGTGGCGCACGCTCAAGCCCAACTCGGTCGACAGCTCGCCGGCGGCCTTCCAGTTGCGGCGCCAGCGCGGCGGCGCCTTCGGCTGCGTCGAGAACGCCAGGCGCTGCGAACCCGCGCTGAGCAGGTTGCCGCCGCGCCGCGCCGGCTGGCAGAGATCCGTCTCCAGCGTCGGCGAGACAGGCGCCGTGAACCGGCGGCCCCACTTCGGGTGCACGGCCGCCAGGGCGATCTCGTCGCGGATGGCGCCCTTCATGTATTCCTGGGTCCAGATCGTCATGGTCAGCTCCACAGCGCCATCACGGCGCCGGCAATGAAGCCCAGCGCGCAGGCGATCATCAGGCCGGCAACGGTGCGGTCGGCGCGGCTCCAGTCCTGCTGGTCAATCTTGGTTTCGTTCGTAGTGCTCATCGGGTCTTCCTTCATTTCCAACTGCTGGGTGAGTTCGCTTCGTTGTGTCCATTATTAGGCATAACCTTAATCAAAGCAAGGCTAAACCTAAAAAATATTTCAGGCTGAACCTAAGTTGGGTTATGATTGCCTTATCGGCCGGTTTCGGCTGGTTGCAGGTCTGGGGCAGGGAGGGGAAACCGCCGACGCCCAGGCTGAAGATGCCAAGGAAGCCGGAAGGGCAACGCGTGGGTGATAGTTCGTAGAGCGCGCCGGGGGAACAGGTGGAAGCACCTGGAAAGTCTGCGAAAAGCGAAAGTGTCCGAAGGCGAAAGCATGGGATGCAGGCGCTCTCCACGAAAGCGAGTCTTTTTGACTGGCCTTTAGGGAGGGTGCCGCTCTGGAACCGAGGCTCTGCTGGGATCAAGCAAAACCGATAACCCTAGAACACCTGGTTGATCAGCCAAGAACAAGAACCTCAACAGTACCTATAGAGGGTGCGCAGAAAAAAAGGCCCGAAAATGCCGGAAAATTTGACCCTCGCGGTCTACCTGGAACGCCGCGGCTCGGTGAAAGCGCTGACGCGAATCGAGGCCGAAGTATTCGGGGTGCCGTACCCGCTGGTGAAGGGCTGGGCGACAAGGCTCGGCGCCATGAAGATCACGCAGGAGATGCTGGACCATCTGCAGGAAAAAATCGGCTGCGTGAACTCAGCAACGGCCGCGCGTGCCCGCCGAGGGCTGGATGGCGCCGAGCGCCCGCAGCCGGCGCCTGCTGTGGCACTGACTCCACGCGAGGAATACTTGATCGACTGCGCATGCAAGCGCGTGGTCGATCAGCTGCAGCAGGCCGGGCGCATATAGCCAGCATTGGCGGTGGGCGATACTGGCTGAACGAAAAAGCCCCGACAGGCGGGCAGGGAGGATGAAATGGAACAGAACACGGGGCAGTCGCGCGCGGAACTAGCGAGTAAGGTACTCAGTTTTGCATCGAGAACAGTTGAGGGTGATCTTCCCCCAAACGTCGTGCCGCTGAAGGACGACTTTGACATCCTTGTCAAAGCAGGGTTGGCATACGTAGTGGGCTGGCTCCGTCAAAGCATGATCCCCTTCGCCGCCGGGCTGAGGAGCGTCAACTTGGTAGACGAAGGATCCGGGCGTGATCTCGACCAACGTGTAACGCCCTCTGTCCGCGATGAGTTTCTCCATTGCGCGCAGCTTCTCCAGTGCCTCGAAGTAGCGCTGCTGCAGCTCACCCATCTGGAGGCTGTGAGTGAGCAGAGCTTCCTGAGCCTTCAAAATCTGCTCGTTCATTTGCGAGACTTTAAGGGCAACCATATTGTTGTCCCGGACGCCGATCATCGCTGCGCCAATATCTTTAGCGGAGACAAGTGCGCCGACGGCGGAGGTGATTAATCCGAAATCCATTGCATTTAAATTTAATCGGCATCCAGGCGTGCCGCTGCGCCTTAGATCGAAGAGAACAGCTCAGGTCGGAACTCCTCGGCCTGCCCGTTAGTGCAGTGCTTATTCCAAGCGGCGTTGGCGGTGCTGATTTGCTTGTTCGCGAAGGTGGCGTGCTCAAGATTCATCCCGCCGAATCCATTACGCGCCCTATATGCCACGCAGACTATAGTGCCGTCGTCATTCGTAAAAATGTTCTGCCAGCGAACTGATTCCGGGTCGCGCATGGCTGCTTTAATTGATCTAAGCACTCTGACAGATGCCCGAAATCGAGCATCATGCCGAGCTTTTGCTGCAATCTCGAACTCATTCGGCTCTGGACGTGGCGGCGGCGGCGCCCGATCTGGCTTGGTCGCGCAGCTGTACACTAGTGCGCCTACAATAATCAATGAAACAATTTTGAAGGGGCCGGCCGAGGGCCTAGGGCGCGCGCCGCATCCTGGGCAAGCGCGAGCCTCGGAGCTAACTTCGCGACCACACTCTTGGCATTTCATTAAAGCCATATCGAATCCTCAAATACTCGGCCTAAAAGCCGATTTAGGAATGTGACCAAGTACCAGGTGGAGCGCCGTGATCTCCTCGATGTCGACGATGATGTTCGGGAAGTCTTTGTTCACCGATTCAAAGCATGCCTGCTCATCTCGCTTCCACAGCAGCCGTTTGATCATTCGGCGCCCGTCCTCGAGCAGCACGATCACCTCGTCGCTGGGGAAGACATCCGCGCAAGGGTCCACGCCCACGAACTCGCCTGGCAGATACCGAGGACTCATGCTCTCGCCGCGCACGCGCAGCGCGTAGGCCTCAACGCAGGACGTGTACCAGGCCATGTAGCCCTCCGGGTGCTCCGGAGGGAAATCGTCGATGTGAAGCAGCCCATCGGCGCCGGCCTGTACGCGGCCAGCCACTGGGATCAACCGCGGGGTAGCGACGATTGCCGGCGCGTCGTCGAGTTCGCTCCCAGCAGGGCCGCCGTCTTCGGAACGAGGAATCTCGCCCATCAATTCCGAAAGGGACATATTCAGCCGCTTGGCTAGAGCCGGTAGTTTCGATGCTTCAGGCATGAACTTGCCACGCTCCCAGTCGGATACGTTGACCGACTTGATGCCCCAAATATCCGCAATGTTCTGCTGAGTCAGCCCAAGCTCTTTGCGTCTCTGTTTAAGTATTTGCGGAAATTTCATAAGGCTAAGCCTATCAAAAATAATTCAGGTTAAGCCTTGACTTGATATTAGGTTTAACCTGATACTGTGCCCATGAACACTCAAATCAAAGAGGCGCTTGACCGCGCCGGCGGCGTTGCTGCAGTCGCCGCCCACTTTCAGATCAGCCCCGTCTCCGTCTACGAGTGGATCAAGCGCGGCCTGGTCCCAGCTGAAAAGTGCCCGGAGATTGAAAAGCTCTCGGGGGGCGCTGCCCGATGCGAGGAGATGAACTGTCGTGTCGACTGGGGATATTTGCGCACCCCCGCATCTCCCACGAGCCAGCCCGGCCCAGCCACTGCGGACTAGCCAGTTCAGCATCTTGAGCCGCTTGGTCCGCAGTCAGGTTGGTAGTCGGTTTCATGGTCGTGGGTAGCTCTTCAGTGTCGTTAGATTAACTTTCTATTTAGAAAAAGTCATGAATATCAATCCTCAGCCAAACGGCATCGCAAGCATCCTCCGCAACGAGATCGAAGCCTGGCGCCGCGCTGGCAACGTCAGCCGCGAGGCGGTGGGCGCCGCCGTGATCGATGCGCATGCTGAGCTGGGCGGCGAGGCCGCGACCGGCGTGGAGTTCGTCTTCACCGGCGACACCTACACCCAGGCGAAGAAGGCGGCGCAGAAGCTGTTCCGCTGGCTGGACTCCGGCGACACGCTGCCGGCAAACATGGTGCCGGCGATCCTGGCGGTGCTGCCGCTGGACGTGCGCCTGCACTGCCTGAACCAGATGTTCCGCCCGCTGGGCGCAGAGGCCCGCAGCCTGGAGGCGGTGGCGCCGGCGCGCTTCGACGGCATGGCGCACCTGCAGGCCATGGTGAAGGAGGGCGGCGAGGCCAAGTCGGCAGTGATCGCGGCGATCAGCGCGCCGACTGCGGAGGCGCTCAGCACTGCCATCAAGGAAGTGACCGAATCGATCGAGGCCGATACGGCTGCCAAGCGCGCGCTTGAGGCGGCGCTGGCCGGCGCCCAGGCCGCGCACCAGTCGACGTAAGCAGGCCCAGGCGGCGGGGCGCGCCGTCACCAATACAACGAGAACAGGGAGGGAAGATGAGCAATGCAACCGCAGCCCCAGTGGGCGAGACCGCCGAGGCGTTCAATCCGGCCGCGCTGCTGGACACGCTGATCACGACGCTGCGCCTGAAGAACGACGCGCGCCTGGCGGCCGCGCTGGAAGTGGCGCCGCCGGTGATCAGCAAGATCCGCCACGGCCGCCTGCCGGTGGGCGCTTCGATGCTGATCCGGATGCACGAGGTGAGCGAGATGTCGATCCGCGACCTGCGCGCCCTGATGGGCGACCGCCGCAAGCAGTTCCGCGCGGCCGGGTCGATGTAGGGAAGGTGTAGCAGAAATGACAAAGCCCGGCGGCAACCGGGCTTCTTGAAACTAGTACAACAACGGAGAAACGCATGTTAGCACAACCTATTTCGCCGGCGGCGCAAACCGGCGAAGATCAGTCTTCGCACGCCGTCTTCGCGCCGCGTGAGGCGCACCAGAAGCTGGCCTTTATTGGCCTTCTGGGCGCCGCCCGCACCGTGGCCACCTACCTCCAGAAGCTCCATGACGAGCCGACCCGCTGCGTTGACGCGGACCACTACCGCGCGGTCGCCGGCCTGTTCGAGCAGATCAAGCGCGCCGAGGCCTTGGGCCTGACCTGGGTGGGCGCTGACCAGCTGGCTGCCGCCGGCACGTCGGCGGTCGATCTGTGGTCGGTGCTGATCGAGCCGTTCACCGCGACTTCGCTCGAAGATCTGGTGCAGCAGAACGACTGGCTCCGCCCGGGCGACGTGGTCTACAAGGCCGGCACCATCTACCGCCACACCCTGACGGAAACCGATTTCGCCGTTGCCCGGAGCGCAGGATGACCCGCGCCCGCCACGTCACCCACCGCCAGACCGTCCAGCGCATCGAGCGCCTGCGCGCCGTGGTTACCGCGCTGCTGGCCGGCGACCTGCCCGGGCCTGATCTCGCCGAAGTCCTGGGCCTGAGCCCGGCCGGCTCCCGCAAGTACGTCCGCGAGCTGAGCGGCGCCGGCATCATCGCCCTGGCTGTTCCGCTCGACGGCGCTGTCTCGGTCGTGCGCCGCGTGTTCACCCTGGCCGTGACCCAAGAGCAGGCGCGCGCCTACCTGGCCGACCTGACGGTCACGGCGCCGATCCGCGCGGCCAAGCCGTCGAAGTCGGCGATGAGCGTCGCCATGCGCGACTCGACCCGCCACGTGCACCTGATGAAGCACGACGTGCAGTTCTCGATTCGCCTGAACCGCACCCCGCCGATGCGCGACCCGCTGGTGGCGGCTTTCTTCGGCGCCGGCCAGCACCAGGTGCGCGCATGAGCTACGCCACCCATTCCATGCCGCGCTGCGTGGCCTGTGGTCGGCTTGTGGGTGACGCCCACGCCGGCGGCTGCAAGTTCGCTCGGTACACGATCCGGAGGGCTGCGTAATGGCCGACCCGAAAAACTACCGCCCGAAGCCCGGCTCGATTCCCGACCTGATGGGCGCCTACCTCTACGCGCACGGCGCCACGCCGGACAGCATCCTTGCTGCCCAGGTAGGGGCAGGCGGCACCCCTGACCAGCAGGTCGAGGCGGTGCAGCGCGGCCTGCGCACCGGCTGGCTCACGACGACCCAGGATGACCGGGTCGACTGCAGCGACCTGGCGCGCGCGCACTACGACCGCCTGGCCGGGATCGTCCGGGTGAAGCCCATGGGCGAGATCGCCGCGCCGCGCGAGGCCGTCAACGCTTTCGACCGCCCGCCGCTGCGCAAAGCGTACATGCTGAACTCGCGCGGCATCCGAGAGGTGGATCCTCGCTTCCAGCGGCCGGCTGGGTTCGGCTTCAAGCACCTGAGCGGGGGCAAGGCCTGATGCGCCGCACGGCTCTCGAGCGCAAGACGCCGCTGAAGTCGGCCGGCTTCAAGCGCGCGGAGCGGAAGGAAGCGAACGCGGTGGTGAAGCTGCGGAAGGCCATGAGCTCGCGCGGGATGAAGGGGCGGGCGCCGACGGCGGAGGAGGCGCGCTTCATGGATGCGATCGCCGGGCTGGGGTGCGTGGCATGCCGGAAGGACGGCTGGCACAACCCGGACGTGAGCATCCACCACATCGACGGCAGGACGAAGCCGGGCGCGCACATCCTGGTGCTGCCGCTGTGCGCGGGCCACCACCAGGATGGAACCGGGCCGAATACCACGCTGATCGCGGTGCACCCGTACAAGGCGCGCTTCGAGGCCCGGTACGGCGCCCAGCGCGCGCTGCTGGCCGAGTGCATCGCGATGCTGCCAGCGGCAATTGAAATCACGAGGGAGGCGGCGCCTGCCGTCACCCACAACTAATAAATTAAACGGAGAACAACATGGGTGCATTTTGCGTTTTTGGCGTGAGCCGGCAGGTCTGCCGCAAGACGGCGGAAAAGAATGTTCCTACTCGCTGCCCGAAACTCGGGCGGGAGCTGACGGCGGCCGAGTGGGGCGCGCGAGTGTTCGAGGAGACTGCGCGCATCTTCGCGGCCTCGGAAAAGCAGGTGCGCATTTCGCCCGAGCTCGACGCGCCGCAATTCTGCCGCGATTGGATCGCCGCACAGCCGGGCGAGGTGAAGCTGACGAAGTTGATGTGCCGTGGCCCTAAGATGGACAAGCACGGCGCGCCGGTCATCCGCGATGGCGCGCCGGTCCTGACCTGGCTGCCATTCGACGAAAACACCGTGTGGCCCCGCCCGTTTGGCGAGCCGTCGGCCACACCTGCCCGCGAGTTGGTTGCCGCTTAGTGCGGCCCTTGCATTGAAAGGAAGCGACATGGGAAGCATGCTGACCCTGCCCCACACTGGCGCCGCCGAGCAGACGATGTCGAGCCGCGAGATCGCCGACATCTGCGAGGCGCGCCACAACGACGTCATCGCCACGATCGAGCGCCTGATCAACGAGGGGGTTTTACGACTTGGTCGTAATACTGCCCGTGCGCACGTGCCCGACGGCGGCGGCCGGCCGACGATGGTCTATGACCTGTGCCGCCGCGACTGCCTGGTGGTGGTCTCGGGCTACAACGCCGCGCTGCGCGCCCGGATCATCGATCGCTGGATGGAACTGGAAGCCGCGGCGCCGGCGCTGGCATTGCCGCAATCGTTCGCCGCCGCGCTGCGCCTGGCCGCCGACCAGCAGGACATCATCACCGCCCAGGCCGCGCAGCTGCAGGCCGCGGCGCCGGCGGTGGAGTTCGTGGAGCGCTACGCCGACTCGACCGGCACGAAGGGCTTCCGCCAGGTGGCGAAGCTGCTGGGCGCCAACGAGAACCAGTTCCGCGAGTTCCTGCTCGACGAGAAGATCCTGTATCGGCTCGGCCGCGAGCTGACGCCGCATGCCCAGCACATCACCGCCGGCCGCTTCTGCGTCAAGGCCGGCACCGCCCAGGTCAGCGGCCACGCCTACAACGCCGCGCGCTTTACCCCCAAGGGCGTGACCTGGGTGGCGGGCGAGTGGGCGAAGTGGCAGCTGAAGCAGAAACAGGCGGGGGAGGTGGCCTATGGTTGACCGTGCATCCCTGCGCCAGATGGCTGAGACCATGCCGGCGGTGCTGGTCGACGCGGCGACGCTGATCGAGCTGCTGGACGCTGCCGACCGCGCGACGAAAGCCAAGGCGCCGCGCGCGCCGCGTCAGGCCAACGACGATGACGAGAAGTGTGCGCGCTGGCTCTACGGCGCCATCCTCAACACCGCCCCCAAGTTCAAGGAACCGAACTTCAAGGCCTGGGCCAACGAGGTGCGCCTGATGCGCGAGCGCGACGACCGCACGCACCGTGAGATGTGCGAACTCCTGCAGTGGGCACACACCATCCCCTTCTGGCGCGGGAACATCCTCAGCCCGGCGAAGCTGCGCGAGCACTGGGACCGCCTGACGATCCAGCGTGACGCTGCGGCCGCGCCGAAGCCGGCCGCCACCGCGCCATGGTGGACGAGCGAGGCGGCAAAGCTGGCTAAGGCGAACGAGGTGGGGGTCGGGCCCGCGCGTATTGGTGAATCGACGGCAGCTTGGGAGACGCGCATTCGCGCGGCGATCGACAATGGCGGGAAGCCGCCGGCGCCCCAGGTGCGCATCCGGCCCACGGCCGACGCGGCAAACACGCAGGAGCAGCGCGGCATGATGCCGGCCGGGCTCAACCTCAAGGCCTTGATTCGCCCAGCGCCGCCCCCGAGGGCTGCATGACGCTACAAACCTCGGGCTGGTCAGGTAGCAACCGACGCGGAGACGACATCTGCGCCATGTGCGAGAACCTGACCACAAAGGGCCATCCGGAACACATGGCGCGCGGGGAGGGACGGTGCACTGGATACGACGGCAGCTTTACGCCCCTGGCAAATCCGTTTGTCACCTGGGACACCGCTGCGTGCGTCCTCTTCACGCGCGCCCTGGGGAGCGATGCCCGCGCGGCGCGGGAGCGCTGGATCGAGAAGCAGCAAGCCAAGAGCGAAAACAATGATGTCCAAACTGAAACGAAAGGATGAGATGATCGATTCGCATGAGAAGGAAGTGCTTCGTCCGCTGCCCGGCGTGAAGCCGACCAACCCGAAAGACATGGCCGGCGTGCGCAAGGCGCCGATGTCGACGGTGCCCGCAAACGTGCTGGTCGAGATCGGCGTGGCGATGCTGGAGGGCGCCAGTAAGTACGGTCGCCACAACTACCGCGCTGTGGGCGTGCGCGGCTCCGTCTACTACGACGGCGTGATGCGCCACCTCATGGCCTGGTGGGAAGGCGAGGACCTGGACCCGGATTCGGGCATGTCGCACGTGACGAAGGCCATCACCTCGCTGGTGGTGCTGCGCGACGCGATGATGCAGGGGAAGTTCACGGACGACCGGCCGCCGCGTGCACTGCCGTTCTTCCCGACCCTGAACGCGGGCGCCGCCGATATCATCGACCGGTACGCCGACCGCCAGCCGATCCACTACACGATCAGCTTCACCGGGCTGGCGGCATGACCCGGCAGAAGGCGATCCAGGCGCTGGGCCGCCTCAAGACCGGCGCCATGAACAAGACCGAGCAGGCCTACGCCGCCACGCTGGATGCGCGGCGCCACGCCGGCGAGGTGGCCTGGTTTAAGTTCGAAGGGGTCAAGCTGCGCCTGGCCGACAACACGTTCTACACACCGGATTTCGCGGTGATGCTCGCCGATGGCGCGCTGGAGATGCACGAGGTGAAGGGCTTCTGGCAGGACGACGCGCGGGCGAAGATCAAGATCGCGGCCGGCATGTACCCGATGCGCTTTCTGGCCATCCAGGTAAAGCCGAAAAAGGATGGCGGCGGCTGGTCGATCGAGGAATTCTAGGGCGCCTCAGTCGTGCCAAAGTGCGACATCTTGTCATTTGGAAAAGTTCGGAACAGCAATGCTTTTCGATGCCGAATGGTAAGCTCATCGGGCTTTCATCGGAGACATAACCATGGCCCTTTCAGCTGCTCTCGGCATCATCCCAACACCAGCCCTGCGCCGAGTGCGCCGCGAGGAAGTGGCGCGTCCAGCGTTCGCCAAGCCCGACCCATATGGCCTGCTGATGGCTTGCTGGTCCGACTTCATGCGCACCGATGACCGCGACCTGAGCGGTAGCGGCATGAAGCTGCAGAGTGATGCAGTGGCAGACCGCAACGTGCACGACGATCAACGCGCCGCCGACATGAAAATCGGCGAGGCGGTCAATGCGATGGTCGACAGCCTGATGGTGCAGCAGCGCTGGGCGATCTATAAAAGCCAGGGCATTTCGACCGCCTGGCGATTCTCGAATGCCAAGTATGAGGACGTGCTGTCCGATGCGCGCGACGACCTCGAAAAGAAACTGCGGAACAACATTGCAACTCGGCTGTATTTTTCGTAAACTGTCGGTACTGGCTGACTTCGCTCGCCCAGAAAAAAGCTCGAACCGTTAAACGTTCGGGCTTTTTGCGTTTACGGCCCACTTTGCAGATAGCTCTGGGGTGCGTGAAGCGGCTGAAGTCAGCGTGATCAATAGGCCGCATTCGTGGTCATCTATATAGAACACCTGAACTGGCACTGGCCAGAACAGACGGGCGCTCACCCAGGCGCGCCACGTCGCCGGACGCTGTAACCGGCAAGAATGTCTCTCCAGGTTCCCCGCCTGGTTCGCCGCCAACCGCTTCGATGCGCTGGCGGCTTTTTTATTTCCGAGGTCCGAGATGCTTATCCACCCCCTGCAATTCATGACCCCGAGTGCGTCTGAGCAGGTGAAGACCGCCGCGGGCATCAGTTCGCTATCGGCTGCGCTTGAGCGTTCACGCGCCGAAGTCGAGCGGGCATTGGCTGTTCCTGCCGCCCTGCTTGGACGGCCGAGCGAAGGCATCGGTGGCGCATGAGCATCGAGTCAGAAATCATCTGGCTGCGCATGCTGGTCCAGATCTGCCGCGAGCAGGAAGCCTTGCAGGCCGAGAGACTGGACTTCGACGCGTGGTACCAGCGGCGCCAGAGCGACGCACATGCCGCGTACATAAAGCGCACCGACCAACACTTGGCATGCGACTGGCGCATCACCCGACCCTCTTCCCCCGAGGAGATCAGCCGGCTCTACAACATTCCATTGAATGAGGCTGAATCGTGAAGCCGATCGCCGAGCAATACCGCGACCAGATCATCCGCAGCGTGGTGCCCGACCGGCCAGCCCTGTGCTACCCGGTGAACAAGCCCGAGGCCCTGGCCGACGTGTGCAAGCTGCTCGCCGATGGCTACGAGGCCAAGCGCCTTCTGCGCGCCAAGGGCTGGGGCCAGGTCGGCATGACCGTGCTGGAGATCGCGCAGCTGCTGCCGTGTGCGCCGCAGCGCCCGGCACGGAAGAAGAAAGGAAGACGCTGATGCCCAGGTTGATGGAATGGTGGGAATGGTTGGCCGCAGCAACGGTCATCGCTCTTCTGGTGAGCATGGGCTGGATGTTGTATGACCTGAGCAGCGCTGAGACCTTCAGCCTGCGCAAGGATGAGTGGGCCTGCACCCGCAACCACACGACCTACATGCCGCAGGTCGTTGGCAAGGCCACGGTCTTGATGCCGCGCACGGTCTGCGACCAGTACGAGCGCAAGGCAGGCTGATGGTCTGGGGCACGAAGAGCCGCCACGAGCGCGGCTACGACTATGCCTGGACCAAGGTTCGGGATGAAGTGATGGAGCGCGACTGCGGCCTGTGCCAAGTATGCCAGCGCGCTGGCCGCGTCACCGTTGCATCGCAGGTCGACCACATCATCAGCAAAGCGAACTGCGCGCGCATGAAGTGGACGCGGGCGCAAACCGACGACAAGTCGAATCTGCAGGCCATCTGCAAGCCCTGCCACCTGGTGAAGACCGAGGAAGAGCAGGGCAAGCGCAAGCGGCCGCGCACCAAGATCGGCGCCGACGGCTGGCCGGTCCTGGGCTGAGGGCAGGGGGGTATTAAAAGTTCCCGCCCCCTCCCCCTAGGGACCGTCCGGGTACATTCCTTTTCACACCCGCGTTTTGAAACTTTTTTTCCTGGAGTAACAAATGGCCGGCAGGCGACCCACCCCGACCGCGCTAAAGCTGGTCACGGGTAACGCCGGCAAGCGCGCCATCAACAAAAAAGAACCGAAGCCGCGCACCAAGGCGCCGACCTGCCCGTCGCACCTCGACGCGAAGTCGAAGCTGGTGTGGAAGAAGTTATGCACACTGCTGCGCGGCATGGGCGTGCTGACCGAGGCCGACGGCCTGGCGCTCGAGCGACTGGTCGACTGCTACGCCGACATCCTGGCGTGCAAGGAGTTAATCGAGCGCGACAAGCGCACGTACAAGACGGTCGACCAGAACGGCAACACTCTCATCAAGAACAACCCCGCGGTGAACCAGCTGCGCGCTGCCGACGCCATGTTCAAAAGCTACCTGGTCGAGTTTGGCCTGACGCCGGCAGCGCGCTCAAAAGTGGATGTGAACCTGCCCGATGGCGACAAAAAGAAAGACCCTCTCGCCGAGTACTTCTGACGACCCGGTCACTGCGTACGCCCAGGCCGTCGTCGACGGCACGCGCATCGCCGGGCCGCACGTGCGCGACCAGTGCTCGCGCCACCTGGCCGACATCGCCGAGGGTGGCAAGCGTGGCCTGGTCTGGGATCTGGCCGAGGCGAAGAAAGCGATCGGCTTCTACCGCGACATCCTGAAGCTGAATGGCGGCGACTTCGAAGGCCTGCCCTTCGAGCTCCTGCCCTGGCAGCAATTCGTGGTCGGCAGCATCTTCGGATGGAAGGGCGCCGACGGCTACCGTCGCTTCCGCGTGGTGTACGTGGAGACGGCCAAGGGCAGCGGCAAGTCGCCGCTGGCCGCCGGCGTCGGCATGAAGGGTCTGGTCGCCGACGGCGAGGCGCGCGCCGAGATCTACTCGGCCGCGACGAAGAAGGACCAGGCGATGATCCTGTTCCGCGATGCGACAGCGATGTTCGACCAGTCGCCGGAACTTACGAAGCGGCTGGTCAAGAGCGGCACCGGGGAGAAGGCCTGGAACCTGGCCTACCTGCAGACCGGTTCGTTCTTCCGGCCCATCAGCAGCGACGATGGCCAGTCGGGCCCGCGCCCGCACATCGCGCTCGTCGACGAATACCACGAGCACAAGACGGCGACCGTGCTGGAAATGCTGCGCGCCGGTACGAAGAGTCGGCGCCAGGCGCTGATCTTCATCATCACGAACGCCGGCGCGAGCCGCAAGTCGCCGTGCTGGAACTCGCACGAATACGGCGCGAAGGTGGCGTCGGGCGAGCTGATCGACGACGCGTTCTTCCCGTTCATCTGCTCGCTCGACGAAGGCGACGACCCGTTTGCCGACGAGAGCTGCTGGCCGAAGGCGAACCCGAGCCTGCAGGACGCGAACCTGCCCGGCTACAAATACCTGCGCGAGCAGGTGACCGAGGCGAAGGGCATGCCCTCGAAAGAGGCCATCGTCCGACGCCTGAACTTCTGCCAGTGGACCGACGCCGAGGCGCCGTGGATCAGCCACGAGATATGGACCAGCGCGAAGCTCGAATACGACGTCGAGCAGCTGCGTGGCCGCCGCGCGATCGCGGCGATGGACCTCGCGAGCACGACCGACTTGACTGGCCTGGTGTACCTGGTGGAGCCGGTGGAGCCGGCTGAACCCTGGAAGCTGGTGCCCTACGCCTGGCTGCCGGACGCTGACCTGCAGCGGCGCGCCGAGCAGGACCGCGTCCCGTACGTCCAGTGGAAGGCCGAAGGCTTCCTAGATACGACGCCCGGCCGCGCAATCAGCAAGCGGATCATCCTGCAGAAGCTGTCCGGCATGTGCGACTTCTTCGAGGTCATCACGTGCGCATACGACCGCTGGCGGATGGCCGACCTGATCCAGATGGCGGCCGACGACGGCATCACCCTGCCACCGATGAGGGAGTTTGGCCAGGGCTACAAGGACATGAGCCCGGCCATCGAGCAGTTCGAAACGATGCTGCTCAACGGCGAGCTGGCGCACAACGGCCACAAGGTGCTGACCATGTGCGCCGGTAATGCGGTGACTGACTCGGACGCCGCCGGCAACCGGAAGCTCGACAAGGCAAAGGCCACCGGCCGCATCGACTTGATCATCGCTGCGGTGATGGCGGCCGGCCTGGTCAACATGCTGGAGCCCGAGGCCGAGACCGCACCTGAAATTTACTTCCTGGACTTATAAATGACCGGAAAACTACTGAACCTGGAGGCCACGGCGCAGCCCTCGCGCGTGCTGGGCTCCTGGCTGGCCGGTCGCGATGGCGGCGCGGAGCGGGCGGGCATTGCCGCCCTGGGCGAGAACTCCCACAGCGATCTGTCGATGAGCGAGCTGGCGAACCTGCTGGGCGCCGCACACCGCTCGTCGTCCGGCGCTGCGGTGACGGCTGAGACAGGCATGCGCGTCTCGGCGGCCTACGGCTGCATGTCGCTCGTCGCTGGCGCCATCGCTACGCTGCCGATCGGCATCTACGAGCGCAAGGGCAACGAGCGCGATTCCGCCGACCACGAATACTGGTGGATGCTGAACGAGAAGGCCAGTGACGGCTGGACCTCGGCTGCCGCCTGGGAGGCCATCATCTTATCGAAGCTGTCGCACGGCGATGGCTTCGGCGAGCTGATCCGCCCGCACTTCGGGACGAACCGTGTCATCGGTTGGAAGCCGCTGCCGCGCCACACCGTGACGCCATTCAAGGATGGAAGGGTGGTGCGGTACCGGATCACGCCCGGCGACGCGCCGGCGTATGTCCTCGACCGCGCTGACATCATCCACCTGCCCAGCCTGGGTTTCGACGGTCTCACCAGTCCAAGCCCGCTCACCTATGCGGCGCTGGAAGCGATCGGTACCGCGCTGGCGGCGCAGCAGCATGTCGGCAAGTTCTTCTCGGGCGGCGCCAACTTCGACTATGCGCTGAAGACCGCGTCGAAGCTCGACAAGGAGCAGCTCGAGCAACTGAAGGCGTCGCTGCTCGCGCGCGTGCAGAACGGCGGGCGTGGCCCGCTGATTCTCGGCGGCGGCCTGGAGCCGACACAGCTGAGCGTTAATTCGAAGGACGCGGAGATTCTTGCCACCCGGTTGTTCACGGTCGAGGAAATCTGCCGGATCTTCGGCGTGCCGCCGTCGATGGTCGGACACGGCGGCGCCGTCTCCAACTGGGGTACGGGCGTCGCGCAGCAGGGTATGGGCTTCGTGCGCTACACGCTGCAGCGGCATCTGACGCCAATCGTTCAGGAGCTGAACAGCAAGTTCTGGCCAGTGCGCGACCGTTTCTTCGTCGAGCACATCACCGCGGCGTTGGAGCGCGGCGACCTCAAGGGCCGGTACGACGCGTACCGGGTTGCCCTGGGCCGCGCCGGTGAAATGCCGTTCTTGGACGTCGACGAAGTGCGGCGCCTGGAGAACATGCCGAAAAATCCGAATTTGCAAATGAATGGAGGCAAGAGTGCCGAAAAGTCTGACCCAGCTCCTGGCGAGCAACAAGAAGCGGCCTGACCGGCTGCCGCAGTCGCGGATCGTCGCCAGTGCTGACGAAACCGAGATCTATATCTACGACGCGATCGTGGCGGACGAGGACACCGCTTACTGGTGGGGCGGCGTTTCTGCTGAGGCGCTGGTGCCGGCCATCCGCAACATCAAGGGCGGCACGATCCACCTGCGCATTAACAGCCCGGGTGGCGACGTGTTCGCAGCGCAGACCATCTGCCAGGCGATCCGCGACACCGGCGCTAAGGTGATCGCGCACATCGACGGCTATGCAGCCAGCGCGGCCACCGTGATCTCGATTGCGGCAGACGAGGTCGAGATCGCGGCCGGCGGCTTCTTCATGATCCACAACGCCTGGACCTGGGCGATGGGCAATGCCAACGACCTGACAGCCACCGCCGTCCTGCTCGGCAAAATCGACAGCAGCCTGGCAGGCCAATACGCAGCGAAAAGCGGCATGACCGTCGACGATGTGCGCGCCGCGATGGACGCCGAGACCTGGTACACCGCCGAGGAAGCGGTGGCCGTCGGCCTGGTCGACCGCATTGCCGCGGGCAAGAAGGCTGAGGCCTCCTGGAACATGAGCGCCTATGCCAAGGCGCCGAAGATCGAAAACAAGGAACCCGACCAGGTCGACCCGGTCGCTACCGCCGAACACCGCGCCCGCCAGCAGCAACGCATCTCGATGCTGGCCCGCATTGCAAGTTAGCTGACGCTCTCGCGCCACTAAGCCAGCCGCCTTCGAGCGGCTTTTTTTTCGCCCCAACCAGGCCGCGAGAGCGGACCACCCACCGAAAGGTAATACATGAGCAAGCTCGCACAACTGCGCGCCCAGCGCGACGCCGTGGCCAAGAAGGCCCACGACCTGAACAACAAGTACCCAGCCGACCAGCGCATGCCGGCCGCCGAGGCAAAGGAGCTGGACGGCTACCTGGCAGACGTCGAGAAGATCGACGAAGAAATCGCTCGCGAGCAGCGTGTGATGCAGCTGGCCGCCGAAACGCCGGAAGGCCAGCACGCCGCGGCGCTGTCCGCTGCCACTCGCCCGGGCGGTGCACAGACTGACGAAGGCTCGGCCCTGCGGGCGATGCTGACCGGCGGCCTGGGCGCCCTGTCGGCCGAACAGCGTAACGCGATGTACGCCCGCGTGAATCCGGACATTCGCGCGGCCATGTCGACCACGACCGCCACCGAGGGCGGCTACACCGTGGCCACCGAGTTCAATACGAACTTGATCCAGGCAATGAAAGCCGCTTACGCCGTGCGTAGCGTCGCAACCGGCATCCGGACTTCGACCGGCGCGCAGATGCTGTTCCCGACGGCCGACTCGACCAACGAGGAAGGTGAGATCGTTGGCCAGAACACCGCCGTGACCACTGCCGATACCACCTTCGGCCAGGCATCGATGGACGTGTACAAGTACTCGTCGAAGGCGATGTCCCTGCCGTTCGAGCTGCTGCAGGACTCGATGTTCAATGTCGAAGGCTACATCGCCGGTCTCCTGCAACTGCGTAAGGGCCGCATCCACAACCGCCATCACACCGTTGGCACCGGTTCCAGCATGCCGCGCGGTATCGTATCCGCTGCGGCGCCTGGCAAGGTCGGCGCGACCGGGCAAACCGTGACCGTCACCTACGACGATCTGGTCGACCTGGAGCACTCGGTGGATCCGTACTACCGTCCGGCCGGCAAGTGGATGATGCACGACGACACCTTGCGCGCGTTGCGCAAACTGAAAGACGGCCAGGGCCGTCCGATCTTCGTGCCAGGCTACGAGCAGGGCAATCCTGGAGGCGCGCCTGATCGCCTGCTGGGTCGCGAGATCATCATCAACCAGCACATGCCGGTGATGGCCGCGAACGCGAAGTCGATCCTCTTCGGCGACTTCTCGAAGTACCTGATCCGCGACGTCATGGACACCACCCTGTTCCGTATGACCGACAGCGCCTTCACTCTGAAGGGCCAAGTCGGCTTCGTGGCGTTCTCGCGCATGGGCGCCAACATGGTCGATGTCGGCGGCGCGATCAAGTACTACCAGAACAGCGCGTCGTAATCGGAGCTGGCGGCAGGCCCTGCGCCGGCCGCCAGCATCGCAACTCACATGCCCGCTGAAGCGGGAACCCTGGAGAACAGAATGGTCAAGAAAGCTTCTGCACCTGCAGCGGCGCCGGCCGAGCAGGTGCTCGGCGCGCCGGCGCAGCCGCAAGCCGAACAGCAGCCCGCCGAACAACAACCGGCTGAGCGGGCAGCGCCGGAAGAGCCAGCGCCCGTGCTGGCCGTTGCCGCTGCCGTTGAATCCGAATCTGCAGCGGCGCCGGCCGATCAGGTACTCGTCAAAGCCCGCGTCCTGGTGGCATGCGCGCACGGCCAGCCAGACGACGTGGTCGAGCTGAGCGCCGACTTGGCGAAAACCCTGGTCGACGTGGTCGACACCGATCCGGCGGCCGTGAAGTACGCCGAGTCGCTGAAGTAAGCAGGTGGGCATCGGGCCCGCCACCGCCGCACTGCTCGCCGATCTGCGCGAGTGGGCGGCCGATCCGGGCGCCTGGTGCTACCCGGTCAAAACCACACGCGGCCGCGCCGTCCTCTTTCCTGAAGACGTCGACGGCCGCACCGATGAACAGCTGGTCGCAGTGATCTGCGAGCGGCTGAACGAAAACCGAACACGAGGCCAGCATGTCCGCGCAGAGTGACAATTTTGAAAACAAGTATATCGACTGGCTGTTCCGCGCGCAGGCGCTGGGCCTGGCCGGCGCGACCGCTGGCGCCGGCACCGGCCCGGCCACGGTGTACATCAGCCTGAAGCTGGCGGCCGACACGGACGCCGCCCAGGGCGCAGAGGTTTCCGGCGGCGGCTACGCGCGCGTGGCGGTCACCTCGTCGCTGGCCAACTGGGCCGGCACGCAAGGCGCCGGCACCACGGCGGTGTCGAGCGGAACCAGCGGCACGACCTCGAACAACAACGCCATCACGTTCCCAACGCCGAGCGCTGCATGGGGCCAGGCGGTTGGCTTCGGCGTGCACGATTCACTGACCGGCGGGGTCGAGCTGTTCTATGCGCCGCTGGCAGCGCCCAAGACCATCAACAACGGTGACCCCGCCCCGTACTTCGCGCCGGGCGCACTGACCATCCAATTAGACAACTGACCTTGACGCCTGCGCCTTTGCGCTGGCGACTAGAAATCTTCACTCGGCGCGCAGAAGGCGAACCCTGAAAATGGCATTTGACCTAACCCTTACCAGCGCAACGTTTAATGCGAGCGGAAAATTCGGGCAAAGCCTGAATGGCGGTCGCGGCATCGCGTCGTCCGTCTTAAGCGGTACGCAACTCACCATTGAGGGCTGGGTCAAAGGAAGCGCGAACGGCACCACCGCAGTAGCATTCGGCCAGGGCGATGTGCTATGGGTGGGCATGGATGCGAGCGGCCAAGCAGTCGGCCATTACGGGAAGAGCCCCGACGTTACTGTCGCCTCAACCGCGATGATCGGCGATAACGCCTGGCACTATCTGTCGTTCAACGTCGACTCTGCGGCCGGCTCGAAATTGTTCGTCGACGGCGTTCTCGTCGGCAGCAGCACGACCGTAAGCGCGTTTAATTTCACGACGGCGCAAAACCGTTTCGGCGTGCGCATCTTCCCGTACGGTACGCAAACCGGCTTTGCGTGGCCAGGTGAGGTCGACGAAGTCAGCGTCTATTCCGGTTTGAAGCGCGCAGAAAATTTCAGCGTACCGACCGCAGTTACGCCGGACTCGGACGCAAGTCTAATCGCCCTGTGGCGGCTGAATGGCGACGGCACGAATTCGGCGGGCGCAGGCTCGACGCCGCCGGCCGATACGGTCGCGCCGTATCCTGTGAGCGCGCAGGTTGCCTCCGGATCGCTGGGCGTGGTGCAGGTCACTATGTCCGAGGCCCTAGCGGACAGCTTGCCGCCTGCAACCACTTGGTCGCTATCCGGCGGGCGCACCGCCACCGGCGTTGCGATCAATGGCAGCGTGGTCTCGGTCACGGTCAATGCCGCTTATGCGTTCGGCGATGTCGTGACGATCGGCTATACGCAGCCTAGCGAGAACCCGCGCATGCAGGATGCCGCCGGCAACCTCACGGCCACGTTCTCGGGCCTGGCCGTGACGAACAATGCCGCGGCGCCGAACTCGTACGACCCGACGAAAATTCTGTTTTCGCCGGCCAATTGGGACGTCCAGCCGGGCTACGCGAAAACCATTAACTCCGGCGCGTACCTGCGCACCAGCTTTGGCGGATCGGCATGCACGCTCAATTTTGATATGACGAACGTTGCGGCCGTGCCGCCGAAATTGTCGTATCGCGTTGACGAGTTTGGGCCGTGGGTAACGGTCGACTTGGCTGCAAGCGTGGCGATCGCCGTGCCTGCCGACACTGCCGGTTACCCGTCGCACGCACTGGAGCTGCGCGTGCGCTCGACCTCCGAAGCGAGCGCACGTTGGGCCGGCGGCGGCGTTAAGTTGACTGGCGTTATTCTCGGCGCGAACAAGTCTCTCGCGCTTGCACCAGCAGCTGGTGATGAGTGCTGGTGCTACGGCGACAGCATCACCGAGGGCATTAACACTCTCAAGTCGTCCGGCGACACGACTGGACGGTCGGACTCGGGCCAGAGCTACGCCTATATTGCGGCGAAACTCCTCGGGTTTGAATGTGGAATTATCGGATTCGGCCGCCAGGGTTTGACCGTGACAGGCAATCCTGACGTGCCAGTATTCGGCAGCGCATACAACCTGCTGTATCAAGGCGTCGCGCGCTCGTTTGCGAAGCCGCCGCGGTTCGTCCTTATCAACCAGGGCACGAACGACGGGTCGGCAAACATCCTGTCAGCCGCTACCGCAGTGCTGAATAATCTGCTCGCCGCGTTGCCGACCAGTACGAAAATTATCGTGATGCGCCCCTTCAACGGCTCGGGCGCCACGCATTGGGTCAACGCCATTGCGGCCTGCTCGGCGCCGGCGCGGGTCGCGTACATCAACACAGCGGGCTGGTACAACACGGCCAACTCCCCGGACACCTTGCACCCGAACGGTTTCGAGAATGCGAGCAACCTCGGGCCGCGCACTGCGGCAGCAATCCGCGCCATTCTGGACGGCGCACCGGCGCTCACGCAGCGTACCGTGACGGTCGCGCTCGCATCGGGTAGGAATGGCAGCGGCGATCCGATTCTTGCAGCCAATCTGGCCGGCTTGAAAGTGTCGTTCCACGACGAACCCACGCCAGACCAGACGTCTACCGCGCGATATCAGTCGGCTAGCGAGACAACCGACGCAGATGGCGTGCTCACGTTCGTCTTCGGATCGACGCTGCCGGCAGGGGGTAGCGGTCACCTTGTCGTGGTCGGGGCCGGCGGCCTGCATTACAACGGCACTGTGGCGGTTACCTGATGGCGTACTTTGCTCCCGCATCCGTCGGCGGCGTCGCTTACCTGGCGCCGGCCGAACTACCAAGCATTCCCGCTGCGTTAATAGGGGTCGTCACTTGCGGAAGCGCAAGCTTTGGCACGCTGTCGAGCAAGATTGCGCTAGTCGGCGCGCCCGTGGTCAGCACGACCGCCACCGGCGAGCTGTCCACAGCGATCCCGCTATCCGGCACAGCAACGGCGCAGGCGTCAATTTCCGGCACGCTAGCGTCCTCAATCAGCTTGTCGGGTGCTGCGCTGGTCCAAGCCTCGATATCGGGTTCGCTCGCGAGCATGAATGTGGCGCTCGCCGGGGAGGCTGTGGCGCGCGCAAATGTTGGCGGCGACCTAGCCACGGCGATCTCGCTGGCCGGCGCTGCGGTGACGCATGCTTTGGCAGCAGGGGAACTTGATGGTGGCGCTTCGCTACTTTCGGGCGCCGCTAGCGCGCACGCATCGACTGCCGGTGCGCTGACCACCTCCATCGCCCTGGCCGGCGCTGTTGTGCATCAATCGTCCGCGTCGGGTTCGATGACGGGCGTTGGTGCGGCGCTGTCTGGTACTGCGTCGATCCACGTGCTGGCAACTGCCTCGCTCGCAACCAGCATTGACCTGTCAGGCCTGGTTGTGTCGCGCGCTACCGGCGATGGTTCGCTTATGACCTGGGTGCGCTTGGTGGGGGCGGCATCGGTGCGCACGTCAGCAGCGGGTTTTCTCGGCGAAGGCGTGAGGTACGCCCGGGCGCCGGCCGGCGCCGGCTACACGCCGCGCCGCAGTGAATACCAGGTGCGCCCGCAGCAGGGCGGCCACCAGGCGCGGCCTGGCCAGACCGGCGGCGCGCGCCCAACAGCAACACAGAAAGCATACCGATGAGCAAAGAACAAGTATCGGCGCCGGTGGCGCTCGCCCTGACGATGGCCGAGGCCAAGCAGGCGCTGCGCATCGAGGA